TTAGTGCCCTTTGTAAAGAGGGCTATCCAATCTGTTCGCTTCGGGCGAAAAATGGGGGTTACTTCCGCCCCGAATCGTTGGAAGAGTATCGAAAATACCGCAACCGATATGTGCTTGGGCCGGCGACTGATGCATTAGAAAGAGTACGTGCCCAAGAAGAACATGAATTAGAGTGGTTCCCAGCGGAGGATAAAAACGTCATGCTTATCGGGGAAGGCATAGAGCAGTTTCGTTTGGCAATCTAGGACTTGGCATGTCCCGCATTCATGCCTAGCGGTGGGCTTTGGTCTACGCCGACTGTACGCAGAAGTGCGGATAAACTTGTGGGTGGGGTATCTTGTGGTGGGAAGACCAATCGATAAAGAGACCATATCTTTATATTGTAAAGGATGTAAGGAGAAAACAGAACATAAGATGACTAAACGGTATAAAGATACTGCGCTTTATATGTGCACACACTGTGGAAGGCTAAAGATGTCAACAATACCCGAAAGGCTAATGAGGAAGCGATGGCCCAAAGCACAGATAAGGTTACTATAAAGTGGACTGGCTACTCTCGATCACCACTTGCATCATGCTTTGGCTGATGGGATCTAAAAGCAAATGGGGGCCTATCATCGGACTTGCAAATCAGATTCTCTGGTACATCTATGCTCTTCACCTTCAGGAGTACGGGCTTCTTATAGGGATCACCACCCTTACATTTATTCATATCCGCAATGCCTGGAAATGGTGGTATGTGGCCCAAGAAAGCGATTGACTGGATAGAAGGCAATACTGCCTTTGTCTCCGTGCCCTTCACCTGGGAACTGCCAAGGGCCTATTCTCGGTGTATCTTTCTGAAACAACAGGGCTACAAAGTTCGTGCGGGCGGGCCAGCGGTGAGTCTAATGCCCGATTACCTTAGAGATGTGGCAGAGATAGGCGGGGCAGTGGATGCACTGTGGCATCATAATCCTGATGCCACCTTCACAAGTCGGGGCTGTATAAGGGAATGTGGGTTTTGCGCCGTGCCAAAAATCGAGGGCGAATTAAAAGAACTAGACGAGTGGAAGCCAAAGCCTATCATCTGCGATAATAATTTCCTGGCCTGTAGTGGCCGTCATTTTGATAAGGTGATAGATTCGCTCAAGGCATTCAAGGGCGTGGATTTCAACCAGGGTTTGGATGCCCGATTATTGACAGAATATCACGCTGGCCGCTTGGCGGAACTTGATTGCACAATTCGTTTGGCTTGGGATCACATTGGGCCAGAGTCTCAAGTGTTTAAGGCGATTGAAACACTTTTGAGGGCTGGCTTCTCGAAACGAAATATCAGAATCTATGTTCTGATCGGCTATGACGACACACCAAGGGATGCTCTCTATCGCCTTGAAACCTTAAAAGCATTTGGGATATGGCCCAATCCACAAAGATACAATCCGCTTGATACCCTAAAACGGGATTCCTATGTGGCTCCCAACTGGACGCATCGGGAATTGCATCGCTTTATGCGTTACTGGGCAAGGCAGCGATGGCTAGAACACATATCCTTCGATGAATACGAGGCCTAGATGGCCGAAGAGACAGATGAAATTATTTTAGTTCGCCTTCGTTATCAACTTCATCTAAACAACCGAAACGGCGGCGGTTTGACAAAAAAAGGTTTAGGGCCACCAACCCCAGCCATGCTTGGTCTTCTGAATGGCAAATTGCAAGAGATTTTCGCTGGCGATGATGATAAGCGAATCTCTCTGCTCCATTGGCTATGGCGCATTGAGAAATCATCTAAGGAGTTAACCTTCGGGCAGGTAAAAGCAACGCTTGATTGGTTAATAGATCAAGACATCCCCTGGGCCAGGCATGAAACTTATGTAACAAGCGAGGAGGCCGAAAAGGCATGTCATGCGATTATCGCCCTCTATTGCAGGGAAAAGGGGCAGATGAAACTATTTTAATCCGTTTCCGCTGTCCCCATTGTGGAGACATAGATATATTGGAAGACAAGGTAATCGAATACACCATCAAGGGCTTGATACGGGCTATATGCCCAAGATGTGGATGCAAAGGATTGATTAGATGGAAAAATCCAAAGCGGCACATCCCAACGTAATAATTTTAGTCAGCGATAAGGGAAACGAATCGAGGATCAAGGGCCAATATGTCGGTCGACTATCAAGCGGTAAACAATATGACCTTGGCCAACATTTCGGCAAGTTCCTCTTCGAAAGTGGCACCAGTGGTTTCTATCAAGGGTTGCATGACTACCTAGATATGTGGCAGGAAAGATTGAAAGAGGCCGACGAGAAACGCACAGAAGGCATCAAGTTCGAGATAGCGGTTAGGGACCGTGCTAAGGGATGGTGTGAGAACTGCCTTTCCCAGGGCATGAAAACGAAGGGAACTGACGCTCATCACATCTGGCCAAAATCGACTGCCCGAAAGCCCAATAAGTGGGAACCCGAACAATTACCACCCGGCCTAGAAGCCTGGCCTCATGTGGAGATCAATGGGATTTATCTATGTAGTGCTTGCCATATCGGAGCCCACGGGGAGCGAAGGGCAAAAAAGGGTGCTGGCCCAGGCATAAGAATATCCCGACCTTACTTTTACCAGTTGCTGAGGAATATATACCCTCAAAGAATGTTCAATGGCAAGTCGTACAAGGAATGGTTGGCAGACGAACCATTTAGAAAGTGGATGTAAAGGAGGCGAATGAGATGGAACAGCCAGAAGAATTTGATACGCTCTGCGCTCAACAGGAAATTGTTCGCGAGATGGCCTTTCGCATCAGGAATTTCCTCTATGAAGAGCCAGAAGGGGCACAGGCCAGGATGGAGAAGGCGTGGCCAAGAGAGAAAATTGAGCAGATGATTGATTTTGAAAAGGAAACTGCCGACCTTTTGGCCCAAGTCCTATCAACATTGCCTAAACTCGGCAAGGACGAATAGGCCGGTGATGAAGACAGGGAATGAAACCTGTGGTACTTGCCGTTTTATGATACCAACTGGTATAAAAAAGCCCAATTCCAGGAAATGGCTTTGCGTACTGAAAGGAAGCAACAGATGGTATACCACGCCCCCCCAAATGGCGTGCAATCTTTGGGGAAAGAGAGAGGCCAGCGATGAACCAAGGACAGATTGACTATGAGGAACTGAGGAAGAGGGCAAATGAGAAGATTGCAGACTTGAAGCACATAAAATTGGCAGCGGTGATGGCCAGGACAGGTTTTGCAGATAGCGATACGGAATTCAACAAGGCCAAGGCGGTTAGAGACGCCACCCTCGAAGCCCTAAGAGACTACATGAAGCCGCATCTTCTCGTGCCCCTAGAGATGATAAGGAAGGCAAGGGAGGAATGCGTAGAATGGCAAGGCACAGTCCTGGATAGTTGCCTTTTGGATTATAGCGAAGGGCCATGCCCAGATGCCGAGGGCTTTCCCCCTTGCTCCCTCTGCAAACTTCTCACCGGGGCCGCCAAGAGTGAAACTACCGAGTAAGGAGAGAGAGGAAGGAGGTGAATGAGATGTTGGGCTACACGACAGCAACCGCCATGAATATCATCTGGATTCCCTACGAGGACTGTCCAATATAGTGGGTGGCGGGAGGGTGGATAGGGATAAGAGTGAATGAGCCGATTATTCATCAAAAGAAGGAAGGCCAACGGTGAACCAATGTCATGATTATAAACCAAGGAGATTTCCCAATGATCCCAGAGGGGTTGATAGAGGAGTTAACGCAAATTATTGATGATTTCTATTATGCCTTTGTGCCTGAAAGGCCCACGGCAGTAGAAGAACGAGATTGGGTGGAACTGCTCATCACCCGCATCGTCCGGGCCATAATGGACGGGGAGATAAAGTTGCCCGAGGAGGAGAAATGAATCTACTCATTGCTGAAGCAGCCCAACAATTTTCGCAATTCTATGAAGTTCGAGAAGAACTCAGATGGAAAATGGCCGATACCTGTGCCCTTGTCGAAAGCGAAAGCGGTGGCTTGGCGATGCTGACCGAGGAACTAGAAAATAATTTCGGCATTTCCATAACACTCAATGCCCTCAAGAACTACGCTCGTGTTGCAAGGGCCTTCTCGGAAGAGCATCGCCATCTACAGTATAAATTTTCAAATTATCTTGAATGGTCTAGGCACCCCGACCCAGTGAAGGCTATGGAGGTGGCCCTCGATAATTGCTGGGGCCCTAAGCAGATGCGGAATCTGAGACTTCATGGTTATTCCAACTACAAGGAGGAAAAGATTTGCGAGCGGTGCGGGAAAGAACTGGGCGAGGGGCTTTTGGTATGTAGGAGGTGTCTGGGCGCCGACTTCGGGGAAGAGAGAGATATGATTGCGGAATATGCCGAGACCGCAGATCTCAATCTAGCGCTCGCCGAGCGTGATCCAATCAACAGCAGCGACTGACTATTCTTACAGTTGGGAAGATGACAACAACGACGAATGATGATATAGATTCTACCTGCCCAGTTAAAGTTGCCTTGCGGAACAAAATACGACAAGGGGGAATGGGCTGGTCGGCGAGCAACAAAAACTGGATAAGAGACTCATACAGATTCTTTGGCCATGTTGATCGTTTTCACGAACCACGGTGGAGAACAATGGGCACAGACGAAACGGGAGCCATATTGAAACAAGGGGTGTGCCGATTCTGCGGGAAAGTTTATCTTCAGCGACATTGTTCCCAGTGCGGGATGGTTCTTGATGGCGAAATTGGATCGACATGTTGGTATTGCAACGAGGAGGAGAATGAAAGCCAATGGCAAAAGCAAATGAATCCCCCGTGATAGTAACCAAAGAATCGAAAAGCCAGAAAATAAACGGCCTGGCCGCAGAGATTATTCTTTGCCTCGCAGAGCACTGCCATGTGATTGACAGGTTGGCTGCCGAAGAGGGAAGTTTGGAGATTTTCTACAACCGTGATAATATAACCCTGAGCATCAAGGGACTATATAGGGGGCATAAGAGAAGGCGGGGATGACAAAAGAAGAAGCAGAAAAGCAGGCGGAGATATACAAACAGGGCCTTATGGACGTACCCTTGCCCTTGGGGTGCGATTGGTGGATAGAACCCGTCATGGCCACGTGGGGAACGGAGATATGCTGGTGGATTAGGGTGGGGGTGACAATGTCTTTTGCAGGCCCAGAGTATGCAGTGTCATATTGCGCACCCTTTCAATGTCCGCCCGAAGACGCAATATCCGCCTTTAAAAAACTGGTGCCGAACCTTGCGGTGAGACTTAAAGCGAAAATACCAGAGATTAGTGGCTGGGTTCTTCGATGAGTTACCGCCACCCAAGGCTTGATCCAGACTTCATAGTCTACGGGTTCTTGATGGTAGTAATAGGCATGGCCGTAATCATCCTTGGGGCAGCCCTTGGGTTATGGCCGACGCCGTTCTGAGGAGTTGCAGACGGTGAGGAAGATAGATGAGACGAAGCAGGGCTGAGCGAGCATATGATGGGCATAGGCTGGCGATACTATGCAGCATAAGGGCATGGCGGGTTTTCCGGCTAACCGGAAGTATTTTGTGGCTATGGCGAACCGTTTATCATGCCCTAGAAAGTGTTGCGTGGCTTATGTGGGCTCTTGTCCTTCGAGGCAGGGATTGACAAAACATCTCTTTTGGTGTAAAATGACTATGTAACAGTAGGTCATTAGACTAACCGCAGCAGGGGTCGAGTGAGGCCCCTGCTTTTATTTTCGGGAGATTAGCGTGTCCTGCAACGGCAATGAGGAGTGCCCGAAACACGGCAAGCAGTATATGAGAAAAGTGGCAATAATCCCTGGCGGCACAACTAAGGAACAGGTTTGCCGGGGGTGCCACGCCGGGGAGATAGCAGCGGGGCACGAATACATAAAGCGTGAAACCTGGCGAGCAAAGGATTCAGGTGGTCGGGGCGTTCGGTTATCAGGAGGGATGGAATAGTGGCACGAGAAATTGGCGGGCGCAACAAAAGATAGATGCTCGCAGGCTGCAACGCAGGCAGAGGATGGGAAGACCATTTGGAAGCAAAAGGGCAAGGTATAGGAGAGGCAGTTTAATCGAGGGATAAGAAGATGCCATTACGCCCAGGGAAATCAAGGGAAACGATCTCGAAAAATATTTCACAGTTAGTTCATGAGGGCTATCCGCAGAAGCAAGCGGTAGCCATTGCATTTGATAAGGCGGGGCGAAGCAGGAAAAGACCCAACAATCCAGGAGGGAGGAATATGGCTGTAACAACCGAAACCGTCAGGCTGACCAAGCAGAAGCCAGCCAAGACCATCAAATACAAGAAGGGGTGGCTTGAATCCTTTGGTTGGGACGGCGACAAAAGCCCAGCGGTGCGCCACGCAGCGTTGAGAAAGGCCGTGAACGCTTCTAGTTACGCCAGGGTAAGCAGGGCCTTGGGGCTTGCGGCCAATGTCTTCAACAGTGATGCGGCCAAGGCAGACCGGGCTTGGCTTCAGAAGATGTACGGCGGCAAAGAAGAGAAATAGTCCATGGCCAGGGGCAAGCCCAACGAACCCCGTGATGCTTCCTACTTTTGCGGGGCGAGAAATCGGGCGGGCAAGCCTTGTCAGCAGAGAGCGGGCTGGGGCACGGGCCATCCACGGATAGGGCGCTGCAAACTACATGGCGGGGCGAGCCCGATAAAACACGGCCTTTACTCGAAGGTTGTCCACGAGCAACTCCGGGCGAAGATAGGCATTGCTGAAACAGCGACCCCGATTGACCAGATGATCGAGGCGCTCAATCTTCAGACTGCGTTGGCGATGGAGTATATCGGGAGGTTTGGCCCAGACATTAAATTGACGGGCAAAGACCTGGGCCTCCTGTCCGATTTACTCGAAAAAATCAGTCGCATAGGCGAGCGGATTTACAGGGTTAGGCAACTTGAAGCGATGACGATGACCGAAGGATTGGCCCTGATAGAGGAGTTTGGGCGCTTAGCGGAGAAATACCTTGATACAGACGAGGCAAGAGAGGCTTTCGCAGTCGATGTCCGAGCGCTCCTTTATAGAATTGGTGGCCGAGAGAGTGAGACCCAAGCCATTGGCCCCGCCCTCCCGCAAGGAGCGAATCGAGCGGCTGATAATACTCGATAAAGACGGGGATTATTGCCCCCTAGCATTTTGGCCGGAGCAGGAGAAGATTTACCAACTCGTTGTAGAGCAGATGGGGTTGCGGGGCGATGCCGACATTCTCAAGGACAGGCGGATAGGGGTTTCCACGTTACTCCTCGCTGTTTTCTATGACGAGGTAAAGACTAGGAAAGGCGTCAACGCCCAGGTCATCACGCACCACCCCGACGCCAGTAAAGAGTTCAGGGAGATTATCAAGCGATTCTGGCTGTACGATGAGGACAGGCCCCTGATTCAGTATGACAATGCGGGTACCTTCTCAGTGAAGGGGCAGGACAGCAGGATATATATAGGGACAGTTGAGTCGAGCGGAGAAGGTCGAGCCAGAACTATTCACCTTCTGCTCTGTACAGAAGTTGCCCGATGGCCAGAGAGGGAAGCCCAGGAACTTTGGTCTGGCTTTTCCCAGGCAGCCCAGCGGGGGCTAAGGATTCGGGAAAGCACGCCGCACGGAAGGGGGAATTTCCATCATCGAGAATGGAAAAAGGCCAGAGAAAAACGCCCAGAGAGTTGTTTATTCTTCAGATGGTTTGACCATGACGAATACCGGGCAGACTGGCCAGCCCGAAACCTATCGAACAATGACGAAGATATATATGGTAACGAGGTAGCCGTATCCGAGATGTACGGCCTCGATCTTTACCAATTGGCTTGGCGCAGGGAGATGATAGAGGAATTGGGGAAGGACGGCTTCACCCAGGAATATCCAGAGGACGAAGAGACCTGCTTCCTTGTAACTGGTGAGACGGTATTTGAGAAGGCCATCCTACTCAAACTACTTCGAGCGACTGAGTACATCCAGCCATTAGAGCAAAGGGAGGAACTCACCGTGTGGGAGTATCCTACCGAGGGGGAATACTACGTGGCGTTTAGCGACGTGGGGGAAGGTCTCCCTCTGGGAGATCGCTCAGCAACGGTGGTTCTGCGCTGGAAAACAGGGAGGCAGGTAGCGAGGCTTTGGGGTTGCTTGCCACCAGAGGAGTTTGCAATGAAGAGCGCAGCCCTTTGCACGATGTACAATAACGCCCTTTGGGGGATCGAAGAGGCAGAGCACGGCAAGACCGTACTCTACATTGTAACCGCCCAATCGCCTTATGCCAACCTCTATTATCGAGACAAGAACAAGCCAGGCTGGAGAACGGATAGGGGAAGTCGCCCCACGATGCTCGATCAACTAAAAAGGGGTATACGGGAGGGAAGCATTGGCGTCATGGATAAGGACTTCGTGTTAGAGTGTTTATCCTTTGTGAGGACTGACGCTTACCCCGACGGCGAAGCAGATGCTGGGGCTCACGACGACTTAGTGATGGCAAATGCGGGGGTGTGGAGGCTGAGGGCTTTGAGTGGCCCACCAAGCCCGATCAAAATTAGGGAACTACTTCCCTCATAGGAGAAGCTCGATGAAGCCGATATTAGGGTTGGAAGGAGAGAAACTACTACAGACCATCAGAGACCACGTTGGGATGCGTCGGCAGGTGCAGGCAAGGCTCAAAGAGTTCCTCGACTTGTACGAGAGGCTCTATCTTCTCAAGCCCAAGAAGGAGCGGCCCCTCGGCCAGATAGAGACTGCCCAAGGCGTAGACGTCATCACCAACGATATATGCAATGCCGTGAATGTCATGGCCAACCTCCTCAATGCGGCCCAGGTTATCATCTCCACGTTCGCTGCTGAGCCCGGGAAGGAACTGAAGAGCGACAAGGCGGAGATGTTCTACAAGAACGTGCTTTTCCACACCCGAAAGAAACTGGGGAAGCCCCCGCTAACCCTGGCCCGGATGGATCAGTGCAAGTTCGGTAGGGGATGTCTCTATCCCAACTGGCGGCAAACAGCAGACTACATCGGGCCAATCCTCGAAAGGATAGATCCCCGCAAGGTCTTGTGGGAGCCAGGTGGCCCTTCTGATGAGTATGCTTCAACTGTCGTGGTGGAAAAGAGGCCCGTCCCAACGGTCGAGAGCAAGTACAAGGTGAGTCTAGCGGATTATTCGGGCTGGGAAACTGATAAAAAGGCCGAGGCGAAGGTGGATGTTTTCGACGTATGGACTTGGGAGGGGATAACGCAAGAGGACAAGGATGGGAACAGGACAGCCAAGGAGGTGGTGGTCAATTGCATCGTTACCGACAAGACGGTTTTGAAGGAACCCGAAGTTATGGGTGGATACAGCCACCTTCCGGTGATCACCTTTGGAGCCTATCCAACGGGCGAGGAACTCTTGGAGTACGAATTCGTGCCTATTTCTTTCTTCATCCACACAGCAGTCCTTTTAGAGAGAAGGTTAAGGACTGCCCAATTCAAGAGATTAGACCAGATGATACGGTTGCCCCTGGTATTTAAGACGACTAGGCCAGAATATGCCAAAACGGTCTCTGTTGAGGAGGGCCCTTTTGTCATGATACCCCTAACATTGCAGGAAGAGATCACCTTTCCTGAGTGGAGGGGTTCCCCACCAGATTTAGAAAACCTGGGGCGATTCCTCGATGCCCAAAGGCAGAAAGGCTCATTTTCCGACCTAGCCCTGGGGGAGATGCTCGTCATATCTGGAATAGCGGCAAGCCGTTTCTGGGATGTGAATGTCCTAAAGATGGAAGCGCCAGCCGAGCAATACGCTTGGGCGCTTGAGCGTTGCCTGCATATGTTCAGAGACTTCGCTATCCAGTTCGGGGGCAACGAGAAACTAATTTTGGAGTTAGGCCCTGGGGCGAAAGAAGGGCCGGGGGTCTTCGACATACTGGGAAGAGACCTGAAGGGAAGCAAGGTAACGGTGGAAGTAAAAGCGGCCGTGCCGGCGGACATTCGTTATCGGGACAGTATGTTCGGTTTAAGACTTCTACAAATGGGGGATAAGTGCCCCTTCCCATTGGCCTATGTGTTGGAGCGATGGTTCCATGAAGACCAGCCAGAGTTATTGTTGGAAGCAAAGCGCAAAGAGATTGAGGAATACGGTGACATCCTGGGGTTCCTGAAGGGCGAGAAGGAAAGGGAACAAGAACCCAAACCCAGGCCAGTGCTCACAGCCCAGCCAGGCCGTGAGACGGCTTATCCTGCGGAGGTTCCTTATCCTGAGACCGTGATGCAAGAAGAAGGATATGAGGAGGTGTAAGATGGCTATAGAAACAGATGGGCAGAGGCGGAGACGCAGAGGACAACGCATGCCCTTCCCAGAACCAGAGGGAGGAGGCAGGCAGAGGCGTCGGCCACGACTAGAAAGGGAGGAACCAAGACCGCTGCGCCCAGAACCGCTGAGCGGTGTAACACCAGCACGGGTTCCAGCAGAAGAGATCAGGGCGGAGAGAGTTGGGCGGCCAAGGCCAGGCGGCAGGCCGCCTGGGCTGGCGATGATGGCCAGGCCCACAATGGTTTTGCCTCGATTGCCAGAGCGGGCAAGACCAAGATACACGATGCCTTACGGTTTCAGGCCCCGCCCGCCGAGGGCAGAGGAAGTAGGAGAAGGTGGAGGGGCATACATTCCGCCAGTAGAGCCTCCTGCACCAGCGGTGCTACTAGGGGCAGTGCCAGCACCAGCGGCAGCGCCAGCAGCAGAAGAGCCCCGACCCCTTTATCCCCTGACTCCTGGAGACTGGGAACAGTTGGAAGGAATGCCCTTTTGGAGGAGGGAGTGGGAGATAGCATCCAGGACACAGCGAGGAATTCCCCTGCAAGGTTACGAGATTCACTCCATAAGTCGGGAGGGTTATCCTGGCAGTTTCTGGTCGGGTGAGTGGGGGCCAGAGAGCGAATCGGCTTGGCTAACCCAGGCTGAGCGAGGCGGGGGAGGAGGCGGGGGATACGTTGCCCCTCCTGCTCCAGCCCCCTACCCTGCCGTTGTCTTGCCGTCCTTCCCCGAGACACCCACCGCCACTGCGGCGACAAAGGTTACCGCCGCACCTGCAGAGAGAGGTCTTATGGCTACGGCGGGTCGTCTTGGTGCTCCACTCGCATTAGCAACCCCCACCCTGCCGAGTTGGTATGTGCAGGAGCCTACCTTCGCAGGAGATATAGGGGCGAGGCAACAGGACATACTCTGGGCTACTAACTCGCTCTTGCCCTTTATGAACCCACAAGATCAAGCGGAGATTGCAAGGTATCTCTATGTGGCAGTTGGGGGGAGTGCGGGGCCGTTTGCTTCTTACCTGGGGGCGAACGAAAGCCCCTTTGGTGGGCCAAGCGCACTGAACACTCGGGAGGGGTACGAAGTTCTACGAACCAACCTGAGTAATATCAAAGACAACAATCTTCGGGCTGCGGCGCTTCAGATGCTAGACCTAGCCCAGGGGACAATATATGGAGCAGGGCAACCGAGGACAAGAGCACAGGAGATTGCCTTGCAGGATGGACTCAGGCGCATGGTGCAGGAAGGCCCTGAAGGCTGGGATATTCTGGGGACGATTCTGAGTAAGGTCTTCAAGCCCACGGAACTTAGGCCGGGGGCGGGGGAAATGGTGTGGAGCGAAGAGCAGAGCCGCTATGTTCCCTTCTATAATGTGCAGTGGCTGTGAGTTTAACGGCTGATGGTTATAGCCAACCCAACCAATGGAAAAGGGAGAGACCAGCGAGGGTAATGGCATAGAAAAACAGCAGAGCAATAGGCAAAAAGCCGAAAAACTGCCCCATCCTTTCTGCGGCTTGTAGCCCGAAGATTCTCTTAACGAGCGATGTTATGGCCCAAACAACCAAAAATAGTGGAAGCCAAAAGTCCCAGAAATCTTGCCAGAAATCATAATATCCCATCTTGCGTTTATTATAGCATGAATCGAGGAGCCTGTAAATGGCAAGACTACCAAGACTGATCGAAGAAAGACTAGGCAGGCGACCGAGAGAACCACGCCCTTCTCGCCCGCCGCTACTTGAGCGGGTTCCTGCGCCAACGCTAAAAGTTTCCAGGCCCCGTGTGCCCAGGCCACCAAGAGCCATCGGTCGGGCTGCCGTAACTAGGGTAAGCCCTATACCCACGCCAGATAGGTTGGCCCGCTTACGAGAAAGGTTGGAGGCACGCAAAGAACGCTTGGTGGAGCGAGAGAGGCTTACAAGGGCCGCTATGCCCCGCCCTGTTGCCATATGGAGGGCTGGGGCCGCATTGCCGCAAGCCCCCACCAGACCCCCGGCAATACCTCCTACGCCCCCCCCGGCCCCCCAACCGATTCCTCGAATACCAGCGATGGAACGTCCCCCAGAGGAAAGAGCGGAGATGGTTCCGCAAGTAAGGGCTAGACCCCCAGTAGCCCCCTACCCTGCCCTACGACCACCAACCACACAGTTATTAACCCCTGAGCAGCGACAAGCCATAAAAGAAGCGCTGACGATTACTCCAATACAACCAGATATCCTACGGGCCATAAAAGAAAGGGTGGCAAGGGTGCGGATCCCCACGCCACCGATTCCACAGGAGGAAATAGAGATAACCCGTCCTCCTATTTTTCCAGATCGCATCCCTGCTGATGTTGGCTTTATTCGTGCCGAGATAGAACGGGCGAGGCCCTACGAACCGCAGATGTCTCCTCAAGAGAAGACGAAGTACGAGAGTCTGAAACAGAGCCTAACAGAGACAGAAAGGTTAGTGCCTATGCCCCCGATGTTGTTCACTCCAGAGGAAAGAAGAAAGATGGCCGAGCCACCAGTCTTGCCCCCTGGGGTTGAGCGATTAAAGCCACTAGAGATTGCCAAACGATTTGTCAACTGGTTATCGCCTGGCTATCTGGAGCGAACTAAAATACAGTTGGTCGAACCCTTGGCTGCCATACCAGAAGCGATCAGGGCAATCCTCCCTGCGCCAACTGCGGTTATGGAAAGCACGGCAATCCCTGGATTTGAACGACACGGAGAAAGCGTAGCAGAAGAAGTAAGGAATCTTCTGGGGCCTGAAAAGGCCGAGGAATTTGGCCATGCCCCCAGCGAACCCCTTAGCAATCTCGTTCAACGTGCGGGGATGGGGGCCTTATATGCTTGGTTCGACATAGTGGGCGGGATATTCAAGCGTGTTGATGACATTAAAAATGCTGCGCTCTCTGTCTTCTTCAGGCAGGTAGAAAAAACCCCTAATCTTGCTATGCTTTCTTTTGGTCTTCCTGGGACTCAGGGGCCACTATACCCAGCGGGGATTAGGGAAGAACTTTACAGGGGCATGGAAGAAGAGGGTAAGACCAACCCGCTTCTGAATCAGGAAGAACTCAAATCGGCCATTGACGAGAACGAAATGGTTTGGTCGATGCTAACCCTGGAACCATCCCTCAAAAAAGATTTGCGGGATAAGGTGGCTTCCGGCGAACTAACGATGGAAGACCTGATGCGGGACTATCGCAACGATAACCTTGAGTTGGCAATGAATCTAATCACTACCCCTTGGTGGTATATTCCCCTGGGGCCGGCGGGGAAGGTGATGTTTGCCCCTATTACAGTCCCCCTAAGTTTGGCATGGCGAGGATTAAAGGCAATGCCCGTAATCAACACGCTCGTTGAACTATCCAAGCGAGCCAAGGTTGAACGATATGCTGATGAGGCCGCTAAATTCTGGGAAAGGGCCATGACCCGAATGCCTGGGTGGGTTGAGCAACAGGCGGATACGGCCTTCTCTGGCGGCACGAAATTTGAACTGGGACAATTTTTTGAAAACGCCAGAATCGCAGCCGAGAAAGGAGATATCGCCAGGGTACTAGGGGTTACGGACGATGTGGCAGCAAGGCTTCAGGCTTTTATAGAGTTCGCCGAGCGAGGAGGTTTTGACCTTAGTAGGTTAATGGCTACGGCTGGCACTAAGGACGCCGTCCTTGGTTATATAAAGTGGATTGCCAGACAGGAAAAGGCCGCCGAACTGGGGGTCAACCTGGTCAGGGATCGACACTTCATGGGCGAGACCATGCAGTTTATGAAAGAGATGTGGCTGTCGACAAGTCCTTCTTGGGGAGCAGTGAACTTTCTGGATAATAGTACGAAGTCACTCTCGCACGGCTTTTTCCCACACGGCAACTTCGCCACTAGGTTCGGCAGATTCGGCCTTACTATGCCTGATTATGTGAATCAAACGCTGGCTACCGCTGGCATCGGGCTTGAGGCAAGGACAGTAACGGGAAGGTTGGGTATCCCCTTGATAAGCAAGCCCGAGAACTGGATGGGGGGCTACCTCATTGGAGCCATAGAGAGGTTTGCGGGGAAAGAAGCCACAAAGCCCGTCGTCAAGTTTTTAGGCCCAATAGTTGATTATACCAAGCGCCCTGAACTAAGCGGATTAGGCCGGGCTATTAAATGGACGCTAGATCACGCTAATCTGGAAAGCCTGGTAATGGCTGGGCGGGCCTTCTGGAATATGGAGTACGCTTTTAGGGCCGAAGGTGTACTCCACAGGCTAACTGGCATTGTCGAAACCTCAAGGCCACAATTTGCCGATGATGCTTACAAAGCCATTGTAGAGGCGGGTTATCCAGAAGATGTGGCGATGGGGATTAAAAATGCCCTGTCTTCCCGCCTTGTGAAAAGCCCCGCTGATATAAATCGCATCTTCTCTAGGTTATACCCAGGGGGCAAGCCCCCTGTCTATGGGTTAACTGATTACCCAATTCAATACTCTGGCAAACTCGCCGGTGTCTTGGAATGGTTGAGCACAAATCTTGCGAGGTTGGAGACATCAGGCAAGGCCACGACCGAGAGCGTTGAGGCACAATTCGATGATGCGTTAAGGATAGCCCAAAAGACCATCGACGATGTACAGAAAGTCGCCGATGACGAGGTTCCGATCTCCAAAGTATTTACCAACCTGA